TCAGGCCAGCAGTGCATTCTCTGCAGCGGCCAGCTCGTCGGCGTCGTCACCTCTCGGAAACAGGTGGCCGTAGACGTCCATCGTCATGACGATCGATGAATGGCCGAGCCGCTCCTGTACGGCCTTCGCCGGGAGGCCGAGGCCGCCGTCTTCCTTCCGGTTGATGCACCAGGAGGCATAGAAGTGCCGCAGGGCATGAAGCCCCGGATACTTTGCCGCAAGGATCGGCTTGCCTTCGGCGTCCACCTCGCCGGTGGCAATCGTCACGCCCGCCTTGAGCTGGATCGGTTGCAAGCCTCGGCGAACGATGTTGTTCAGGCCCTCGACCTTGCCGGAGCCATTCGGGAACACCAAGCCGAGATCACCCTTCGGGCAAACGAGTTTCCATTCGCGAAGCGCATTGACGACGATCGGCGGTGCCGGCACGGCACGCTCGCCGGAGATCGACTTCGGCTTCCCGATGGCGTTGAAGCGATCAGCGCGCTGATGGACGCGGATCTCGCGCTTGTCGAGGTCGACGTCCTTCCATCGCAGGCCGCGCAGCTCGGACGCACGCAGGCCGGTGAAGATCGCTGTGAGGAGTAGCGGACGCCACCGGCCGTGGAGCGCCGCGACGATAGCCTTCAGCTCCTCGCGTGTGGGTATGTCGACGCCGACCTTCAGCCGGCCCTTGTGGCGCTGTTCCTGTCGCCTGTCGCCCTTCCGACGGCCGCGCATGTCCCTGACGACATTGCGACCGACGAGGCCCCTCTCCTGCGCATCCGCCAACAGCGAGCCGAGGCTCACCATCACCTTCTTGATCGTTACCTGCGAGCGACCGGCGGCCCGCAGCTGGTCCTCGTATGAGCGAACGACGGGAATGCTCAACGCCGTGAGCTTCAGCTCGCCGATAAAGGGCTTGATGTGCTGGTCGACATGCGAGCGGTAGTTCGCGATCGTCGTACGCTCCAGCCCGGCCGCTTCGCCGGTCAAAATCCAGAAGTCGCCGGCCTGGGCGACGGTAGCGCTGGCACTGTCGGCAACATGCACGCCCTCTCGCACCTCGACGTTGGCCGTCGCCGCGAAGGCGTCAGCTTCCTTCTTCCGCTGGAACGTCTTTAGCCGGCGCTTGCCCTTGGCGTCCGCGTAATCGACGACCCATGCCGTTTTCTCGGCGCCGGTGGCAGTGGTCCAAGAGCGCTTGCGGACGGACATTCGGTCAGCCCTTGTTCCTATCTCGCAGCAACTCAATACAGTCTTGTATATATTGCGAGTACTTGTCGATCGACTCTAATAGATCCCGGTCCGATAGGGCAGAATGGTGATGTTTTCGCGGCCACATCGGGCTTACTGTGCCGAGGTCCGGAAATATCTCGACTTGTCTACTGAAGGAATGCTCAAGACGGTGCACGATTTCGCCGTTGAGGGATCTGCTGTTCAACGCGGCCACTTCCGCAATTTCGTCGCGCAAAGCAGTGCGCAACCGAAGTGTCATGCGAGTCTCGGGCTCTGCCATTGAACTAACCTCCTTAGAAGGCGCCAGCCATAGCACCAGAGCGACACCATGTCTTGACACCGTAATGGTGCGACATCATTATGGTGTCACTGATATAAAAGGAGGTTAACGGAAATGGACGAGCAGGCAGAGAAGCCCCTCGATCTCGTTTGGGGGATCAAGAGCATCGCCAAGCTGATCGGCAGGACCGAGCGGCAGACATACGGCATGTGTGATGCAGGCCAGCTGCCGGCGCGACGCGTCGGCCAGCGCTGGGTTGCGGAGCGCAGCGCGCTCGCCCGCTTCTTCGCGGAGCCAGCGGCATGATCAGCAGGAAACAAAAAGGCCCGGCAGAGGCGGCAACCTCTCCGAGCCCTGGTTCAACCAATCCCCCAAAGGACAAGGCAATGAACAGCCCGGATATTAACACCCTGCGGATGGAGTTCGCAAGTCTGGAAGACGAGTTGAGCGACCCGGTCACCGACCTGGTGCAGTTCGCCGCGATCGTCAAGCACCTCGTCGTGACGTTCATCGACTTGGATCGGGGCGAGCAGACCGGCGCCGACTATTTCCGCCTGCCATTCCATCGCGACGACGCTCAGATGGTGGCTTTCGCCGTGCGCCACCTGGACGAGCAGGCTCAAGCCCTGAACGTGCGGTTCCAGAACAAGGTGAACCGCCTGATGGCGGCGGGTATCCTGTCATGAGCCGGCGCAAAGCTTCAAAGCCGAAGACTGCCCGGATGCCGGCGCCTGAACCGGTTGAGCGCGCCGCGATCTGCCCGATCGCGAAGATGGCGGGGCGACTTCGTGAAGTGCGGGCCGTCTCCTACGCCCTCGACCGAAGGGTATCGGAAACGCCTGTTCCGCTGAGGGGCGGCTATCCCATCAACTACTTGGAGAACGCCGTTCGCCACTCACGCGAAGAGGAGAGCGTGATCCGCGACTACATCGCGGCGACGCGGGCGGCCTCTATGGAAGGCGCCGCGATGCAGCTGGTGGAGCTGCTGATCCGCCTTGAGCAGGTTGCGGAGGTGGGCGACGAACAGTCATCCGGCTGCGCCTACAGGGCAAGCATCCGGATGATCTACTCAATCCTTCATGTCGTCGAGGAGTACTGCGCGACGTCACTGGCGGACCTGATCGACCGTCGCTTCGACAACGGCCACCTGGACCCGTGGCTTCCGGTCGACCTTCGTCTTGCCTGGCTGGCGGCCGAGGCCGAGCTTGAGGAGGCGGAAGCGTAATGACGGCGTCCCGCACTCCGCTCCACCAGCTTCGCGCGCCCCGGACCCCCTTGCTGTGGATGCCGAAGAACCACCCCACAGGCCACCATCCTCCCAGTTTCGGGAGGCAGATGGGAGGATCGGCTATATCGGGAGCCTTTGCGCAGCAAGGGATTGGGAGGGTGCGGGAGGATCGGGACCTTGTTTCCGGCCTCCCATGATGCGCGCGCATGCGCTTGGGCGCGCATGAATGACGACAAGAATAAAGCTCCCAAACCTCCCATCCTCCCAATCTTAGGGTCTAGGCCCTGAAATCATTGCGCAAAGCGAGACGGCGGCTCGGGAGCTTGCGGGAGCATAGGCCAAAATGGCGGGAGGATCGCAGTTTGCACCTTCTGCACCCTTCAACAGGCCGGAGATCATCACCATGAATTCGCTTGTGACATTCGACTTCGACGGCGACGCCGTGCGGACAATGACCGAAGACGGCGAGCCGTTGTTCAACGGCCGCGACGTTTGCCGTTGCCTGGGACTGGAAACGCCACAGCGAGCGTTCGATCGCATCCCTGATGAGGAAAAGGGGGTGCGTAGTACGCACACCCTTGGCGGCGAGCAGGCTATGGTCTGGCTGTACGAGTCAGGCCTCTACCGCCTGATCTTCGAAAGCCGCAAGCCGGAGGCCGAGCGGTTCAAGCGCTGGGTCTTCCATGACGTGCTGCCGGCAATCCGCCGCACCGGGAGCTACAGCCGGCGCCGGCTTGACCCCGTGGAGCTTGGCGCTGCCCTTGCCGTGGTTCGCGAGGCTCGGCGCGTGCATGGCGTGGAGGCTGCCCGATCCGTATGGGCCGACCTCGGCCTGCCGGAGGTGCCCGACCCTATCCCCGTTGAGGAGGGTGCCGATCCAGGCGCGTTCCTGAGCGCCGTGCAGGCCTTCATTGCCGAGTGCACGGATGCACGGCCGTTCGCACGTGTGCAGGCGACGGTGCTGCATGAGGCCTATCAGCGGTGGGCTGCGGACGAACACGCCCCCGCCTTGACGATCACCATGTTTGGACGCCTTATGCGGCGAGCGGGACACCTGAAGGTGCAAGCCAGCTGCATATTCTATCTCGGGCTCCAGTTGCGTGCGGATGCACGCGGGCCTGACCGCAGCCCCTTCGCAGAGGGCATGCGGACGCAGCCGCTACCCTTCATCGTACCGAAAGAGGGAGGCTAGGGAGGCAGGCGCCTTACCTGCACGGCTTCCCTCCCTGCACAATAGCCAAGCCATTTCAATGGCTTTGGACGCTGGGGAGCCTGGGGAGGCAAGCCGGCGGGTGCGCGTGTGCACGTGATTATCGGGGTATGGGTTACCCCATCTCAAACCCTTCCATGTGTCACCTGAGATCTATCCTCCCTAGGCTCCCTAGCGTCCCATCATAAGAGATAGCTCAAACCTATCAGAGACTTATGGCGGTGAGATTTTGGGAGGCAGGCAAGTCTAAGGGCAGCGCTGGCTCCCCTGCCTCCCAAACCCCTGAGAATGCTGGAGCTGCGGCGGTCGAGGCCGGCGCGGCGAGGCGGCAGAGCCGGGCCGAGGCACAGGCCCGGGGGTGGTCTTGAACTTTCGACCCTTGGCAGGGACCGGCGCGGGTAGCCTCGCGTGAGATTTGTCCGAATTGGAAATTTCTGAGGTTTGATAGATGGTTAGAAGAGATATCACCCCTGCTGAATTCGACCGCATGGCCGTTGTCGATCCGAAAAATCCGGCGCGGATCATCTGGACGCTGCCGGCAATCGCCCGCCGGATCGGCGTCGGCGCCGATTTCGTTCGCGACACCGTGGCGACTGCGGAGGGAACCCCGATCCGCGAGCTGGGCGGCCGGTTCTACTGCTTCGAGGACGATCTGATGAGCTTCATGCGTAGCAACCGCCTGAAACCTTCTCAAACCGCCTGATCCCCTCTCAAACCGATAGCGGCGCAAGGGCTGCTTCCGGCATAAAATCGGAATGCGCCTATGGCCCTTCACCCGCTCCGAACCGATTGAGACGAAGCACACCGCGTCGGGCACTGCGGTGCCGGCGGACTGGATGTTTGAGTTGTTCGGCGGCGGCGCTGTCGCCGACTACGCCGTCACCGGACGGCAGGCCCTTGAGGTCCCGGCGGTTTCCTCCGCCATCTCGCTGATCTCCGGCTCGATCGCCTCGCTCGGCATCCTCGTCGAGAAGCGCGACGGCACCACTTGGACGGCCGCCCCGGAGCATCCCGTCGCCCGCCTCCTTGAAGATGCGCCGAACGACTGGAGCGACACCTACACGCTAATCCGCGACCTCGTCGTGGCCGCGCTCACCTGCAACGAGGGCGGGCTCGCCTGGGTGAACCGCCGCGACGGCGAGCCGGTCGAGATCGTCCACTACGCGCAAGGGTCGTTCACCGCCGACTACTCCTCGGACGGGCGCCGCGAACCCTCCTACCGCATCGGCAATCGCCCCGTCGGCAACGGCGACGTCATCCACTTGCGCGGCCCCTTTGACCGCTGCCCGCTGTCGCTCGCCTCCGGCGCGATCGGCGTGGTGCACAAGCTGGAGCGACACGTCGGCAGCTTCTTCAGCCAAGCGGCGCGTCCCGGCGGTGTCATCACCAGCCCCAAGCAGCTCGGCGACGAGGGCGTCAAGCGCATGCTGAAGGGCTGGAAGGCCGCGCACGAAGGCGCTGGCAAGGCAGGGCGGACCGCGATCCTGTGGGACGGCGCGACCTGGGCGCAGATGACCATGACGGCCGTCGACGCGCAGCTGCTCGAAACGTGGCAGCACGCCATTCTCGAAATCGGCCGCCACTTCCGCGTGCCGCCCGGCGCCCTCTACGACTTCTCGCGTCAGACCTGGTCGAACATGGAGTCGGCGCAAAAGGAATGGCTTGCCGGTCTGGAGTTCTGGCTTCGCCCGCTGGAGGGCGCCATGCGCCGGGCGCTCTTCACCGCCGAGGAGGGCGCTGACTACCGCATCCGCTTCGACCGCGACGACTTCACCGCCGTCGATCTCACGGCGCGCGCCACCGCGATCTCATCGCTGATCTCGTCTCGCGTCCTGAACCCCAATGAGGGCCGAGACTGGCTTGGCATGGGGCCGCGCGAAGGCGGCGCCGAGTTCGCCAACCCTCACACCGGCGCGAGCCAGGCGGGCGCCGCCGCGCCGCAGAACCCGCCGCAGGAGCCGAGCAATGACGCTTGATGAGGTGCTGGCGAACATCGCCGATCAGGATCGCGGCCGTGAGTTCGAGCTGGTCGACCCCGTGACGGGGCAGCCGACCGGCATCAAGCTCTGGATCGTCGGCCCCGACAGCGACACCGCCACGCGGTCGCGCATCGCCCTCTATGATGAACTTGCCGAGGTTGCTGACGCAGACGGCCGCGTCGGTGCCGAGAACCGCGAGAAGGCGAACCTCAACTCCCTCGCTCGGCACGTCCTGCGCTGGGAAATCAGCGAGGCCGGCGAGCCGGTGCCGTTCACGACGCAGAACCTCCTCCGGCTCCTCCGTGTGAATTGGGTACGGCAACAGGTCGACGGCTTCGCCAGTGATCGTGCCGCGCATCGAGGGCGCGCCTGATGGATCGCCTCGATGTTCAAACCAAGCAGCTCGCCGTCGATGAGGATGGCACGGTTGAGGGCATCGCCTGGCCGTATGCCACGCCCGACCGTGCAGGCGACATCATCAAGAAAGGCGCGCTGCGTCTGCCGGTGACGGAGCTTCCCATGCTCCGTAACCACGACACGGACGCGCTGATCGGCCTCTGGACGTCGATCGAGGAGCGCGATGACGGGCTCCACGTCAAAGGCCGGCTCGACCTGAAGTCGATGCAGGCGCGGGGCGTGCGCTCACAGATCCTCACAGGGCGGCTCAACGGCCTCTCCATCGGTTTCCGCGACCGCGGCAGCAAGCGCCATGGGCGCAACCGCATCCTCTCCGCGATCGAGCTTGTCGAGGTCTCGATCGTCCGCGAGCCCTCGCATCCCGACGCGAGGATCACCCACTCGAAATCCTTCGACGCGGCCCGGAGCATCGCCGAGGCCATCAACCGCGCCGCCACGGCGATGAAAGGAAACCGCTGATGACCCGCCACATGCCCCCGGTCGAGTTCAAGGGCGACGACGGCGACGATGCCGTCGAGGTTGTGACCAAGAGCCTCGAAACGCTTCAGACCTCGATCGATGATCGCTTCAAGGCAATGGAGACGAAGGCCGACACGTCGAAGCTCGACGAGCGGCTGAAGAAGCTGGAGACGAAGGCCAACCGCCCCGCCGGTGACGGCAAGGAGGAGAAGCCGGAGGACATCGAGAAGAAGGCCTTCAACGGCTACGTCCGCAACGGCCTCCAGAGCCTCGACGACGTCGAGAAGAAGACGCTTGTGGAAGGCACCGCCTCCGCAGGCGGCTATGTGGTCGCGCCGGAGTTCTCGACCCGCGTGCTGCAGGGCATTTCCGAGCAGTCGCCCATGCGCACGATCGCCAACGTCATGTCGATTGGCACGAACGAGATCCTGCTGCCGAAGCTAGTCGGCAACGTCCAACCCGGCTGGGTGACGGAGATTGGCCCGCGCCCTGTGTCCGAACCTTCCTTCGATCAGCAGTCGATCAAGGTCCACGAACAGGCCGTCATCGTGCCGATCTCGCAGCAGCTGCTGGAGGACGCGCTAATCGACCTGGAGGCGTTCGTCCGCAACCACGTCGCTCGCGAAATGGCCAAGCAAGAGGCGGCGGCCTTCGTCAACGGCGACGGCAACGGCAAGCCGAAAGGCTTCCTTGCCGATGCGGCCGATTACCTGAAGATCGATACGAAGGCGGACGGCTCCAAGCTCGTCGACGGCTTGATGGCGCTCTACTACAGCCTGCCGACCGAGTATGCGCGTCGCGCCGTCTGGACGATGAACCGCAAAACGCTGGCGACCATCCGCCTTCTGAAGGATGGCAACGGCGCTTTCATCTGGCAGCCTGGCCTTACCGAAGGTGCGCCCGCTTCGCTCCTCGGCCGACCGATCTACGAGATGGTCGACATGCCGGACCTTGCCGCAGGTGCCTATCCGGTGGCCTTCGGCGACTTCGACACCGGCTATCAGATCGTCGACCGCATCGGCATCCAGACCATGCGAGACGACTACACCGGCGCCGACAACGGCATCGTGAAGATCCGCGCTCGTCGCCGTGTCGGCGGCGCCACCGTCATGCCGGAAGCCATTGCCGTCCTGAAGGGGATCGCGTGATGGCCGGGAAGAGCCAGGCTAAGACGGTCGAAGCCTTCGTCGAGGAGCTTCGCAAGACCAAGGGTGGCGTCACCGTCACCGAGGAGGATGGCGAAACCGTCGTGCGCACCCGCGACGGCGACGTCCACCGCTTCAACGAGACGTGGAAGCCGCACGAAGGCGAGGCGGACTGATGCCGTCTCGCGCTCCTCGTGCCTGCGGTCTCTGCGGTGGCACCCATGCCTATGGGAGCCGGTGCCCGAAGGCCGAGGAGCGCCACAACGAGCGAAAGGCCGTCTCTGACAAGAAGCGGCCGAGCGCCCGTTCCCGCGGCTACACGCCCGAATGGGAGCGCGAGAGGGCGGCTTACCTCGCCGTCTATTCCTCCTGCCGCCGCTGCGGCCAGCCGGCCACCACGGTCGACCACATCACCCCGCACAAGGGCGACAAAGCCCTCTTCTGGGACCGCCGCAACTGGCAGCCCCTCTGCACCTCCTGTCACTCCGGCGCCAAGCAGAGCGAAGAGCGCCGCATCGGAAAGGATTGACCCATGCCGTTCTTCGCAACCGCGGGCTCCAAGGTCTTCATCGGCGGTGCGCTCGACGATAAGAGCGCGGACTATGTCGCGGCCGACTTCACGTCGCAGGCGTGGGTTGAGATCAAGGGCCTGACGCAGATCGGCACCTTCGGCGACACGTCGAACGCCATCACGTCCGACCAGATCGGCGAGAACCGCACGAAGACGATCAAGGGCACCCGCAACGCCGGCACGATCGAGCTGGTGGCGGACATCAACTATGCGGACGCCGGGCAGCTTGCTGCCATCGCGGCCGAGAAGAGCCCGGCTGACTTTGCCATCAAGATCCAGTTCAACGATGCGCCTGCGACTGGCTCCTCGCCGAAGCCTTCGACGCGCATGATGATCGGCAAGGTCATGTCGGCGGCCGAAGCGCTCGACCAGGCCAACAACGCGATGAAGCTCAACATCTCCATCGCGATCAACAGCAACATCGTCCGCACCGTCGCGAGCGCGAGCTGACAACGGCCATGGCGCTCGCCCTCGACGATGTGAAGCTGCATTGCAACGTCATCGGCACGGATGACGACGCAGTGCTGGCGCGCTGCCTGCTCGCCGCCGGCAAGCACGTCGAGGCACAGCTCGGCTTTGCCCTCGACGATGCAGCCGAGTTCCCGACAGGCACGCCAGCGGACGTTGAGCAGGCGGTGCTGATGGTGGCAGCGCACTATTACGAGAACCGCGAGGCGACGCTTGTCGGCGTCGTGGCGCAGGAGCTGCCGCTCGGCGCGCTCGCCATTCTCGCGAACCATCGGCGCTACACCTATGGATGACGGCGGCCTGTCCAAGCTCCAGCGCCGTCTTGCCGCGATACCGCGCGACGTCACGGCCGCCGTGCAGCCCGCCGTCGTCAGGCAGGCTGAGGCCATGGCCGCGACCATGCGGCGCCTGGCGCCGGAGGACACCGGCGACCTGAAGCGTAGCATCGAGGTCACCGCCGGCGGCCACACGACGCCCGCCTATTCGCAGCCGGGCGGATCGATGGCCGTACCGTCGAACGCTGCGGCCGTGACAGTCGGCAATTCCGATGTCCGCTATCCTCACCTCGTCGAGTACGGGACGGCGGAAGCAAACGCACAGCCGTTCTTCTGGCCTTCCGTGCGCCTCCACAACAAGAAGGCGAAGACCGCGATCAAGGGCGCGATCCGCCGCGCCATCAGGAAGCGGGGCGCGTCATGAGCGCCGCCTATGCCGTGCAGAAGGCGATCCGTGGCCGCCTGATCGACACAGCCGCCGTGCTGGCGCTCGTCCCGGCCGACAGCATCCTCGACCGCAACAGCCGACCGGCGCCCGATCCCTCCATCATCCTTGGCGAGGACCAGGAGATCGACGAGGGCGACATCGCACGTCGGACCATCCGCGTCGTCTCCACTCTCCATGTGTGGAAGCGCGAGACCGGCCTTGCTGGCGTGAAGGCGATCAGCGGTGCGATCCGCACCGCCATGCGTGCGGCGCTCCCGCCGATGGATGGCTGGCACTTCGCGGACTGCCGCGTCTCCTCAATCCGGTTCCTCCGCGATCCCGATGGCGAAACGGCGCATGCCGTCGTGACGATCGAGACGCTTGCCGGCGAGGTCGACTGATGCGCGCCGGCAAGCTCGACCGTCTCATCACCATCGACGCCTATGGTCCGGGCGTGCCGGATGGCGGCGGCGGCAGCATCCCGAGCTGGACGCCGATCGCGACCTTGCGGGCGCAGATCATCACGCTTTCGACGGAGGAATTCCTGCGCTCCTATGGCGAGAGCAGCGAGACCGCGATCGTGTTCCGCACCCGCTTCGTCGAAGGCATCCAGACGTCGAGCCGCGTCACCTATGACGGCCGCCGCTTCAACATCAAAGAGGTGAAGGAACTCGGTCGCCGTCAGGGCTTGGAGCTGCGCTGCGAGGAGACCGGCAAATGAGGGGCACGAAGCCGCACCTCGTCCTCATCAACGGCACTGCCGGCGCGTTCCCGCCGCCGCCGGAGTGGCTGTCGGAAGCCGCTAAGCGCGAGTGGAGACGGATGCAGCCCTACCTCGAGGAGCGGAAGATCCTCACCGATATCGATCTCTCCAACCTCGAAAACTACTGCGTAGCGCAGGGCCGTATCCGCGAGTGTGAGGCGGAAATGTCCGGCCTCACCGACCTGAACGTCAAAGCCAAGCTCTGGCGCATGCAAAACCAGGCAATGGCGACGGCGCGGCAGCTCGCAGCCGAACTCGGACTGACGCCGATGGCGCGCTCGCGCCCGATGCAACGCAGCCTCTTTGACGACGGTGAAGATGACCCGCTCGACATATCCTGACTGGATCTATGACGGCTCGCCGATCCCCGACCCACTCGGTTGCGGCGAGCGTGCCGTACGGTTCCTGCGATCGCTGAAGCACCCGAAGAGCGGCAAGGCGTTCCAGCTCGATCCGTGGCAGGAGCGCACCGTTCGCCGGATCTACGGGCCGCGAAAGGAGGATGGCAGCCGCATTGTGCGAACCGTCGTGCTGCTGCTGCCGCGTGGCAACCGCAAGACCAGCCTCGCGGCGGCGCTGGGTCTGCTGCACATGATCGGGCCGGAGCGCGTGCCGGGCGGCGAGGTCATCATGGCCGCGTCGGATCGCAAGCAGGCGAGCATCGGCTACAATGAGGCCAAGGCCCTCTGCCTCGCGCATCCGAAGATCGCCGCGAACATCCGCACCCTCGACTACCGCAATAAGCTGGTTTTCCCGAAGGTCGGCAGCTTCATGGAGGCGATCAGCGCCGACGCCGGCACGCAGCACGGCCGCACGCCCGTCTTCGTGCTCGCCGACGAGCTGCACGCGCATAAGAAGCGCGACCTGTGGGATGTGCTCCGCTCTGGTCTCGTCAAGACGCCCGGCAGCCTCCTCGTCGTCGCCACCACCGCCGGACGCGGCCAGGAGAACATTGCCTGGGACATCGTCAACGATGCCCGCAAGATCGCGCGGGGCGAGGTCGATGATCCGTCCATCCTGCCGGTGCTGTTCGAAGCCACCAAGGATGACGATTGGACGGATGAAGAAGTATGGCGCCGGGTGAACCCCGGCCTCGCGCATGGCTATCCCGACATCGAGGGCCTGCGGCAGATGGCGCTTGAGGGCACCCGGCGCGTCGGCGATCGAGAGGCCTTCCGGCAGCTCAACCTCAATATCTGGCTCGACCACGCCACCGACCCCTTCGTCGAGATGTCGGTCTATGACGAAGGCGGAGGCGAGGTCGATCTCGACGACCTGGAGACATCGCAGGAACCGTGCTGGCTCGGCGTCGACTTGTCGAGCAATTCCGACCTGACTTGCGTCGTCGCAGCCTGGCGCGACGGCGACGGCTACCAGGTGTGGCCGTGGTTCTTCTGTCCGGAGGATCGGCTGCGCGAGCGCGGCGAGCGGGACCAGGTGCCTTATCCCGCCTGGGCGGATGACGGGATGATCATTCCGACGCCCGGCAACGTCGTCGACTTCCGCAAGGTCGAGGATCACATCCGCGAACTCTGCGCCCGTTTCTACGTGCAGGAAGTCGCCTTCGATCCGCATCTCGGCCGCGTGATGATGGCGAACCTCACGGAAGACGGCTTGCCCGTCGTCGAGATGAGGCAGGGCTGGGTCACCATGGCGCCGGCGGTGAAGGAGCTGGAGCGCGCCATCATCGGGCGCCGCTTCCGCCATGGCGGGCACCCCGTGCTGCGCTGGAACGTCGAGAACATCGAGATCCAGACCGACAGCGCCGGCAACCGCATGTTCCACAAGGGAAAGAGCCGCGACCGCATCGACGGCGCCGTTGCTGCGGCCATGGCCGTGGCGCGTGCTGCCGCCGGCGACAGCAACCGTTCAAGCTATGACGGCGACATCGGTCCCGTCGAAGAGTGGGGTTATGCGTGATGTCGAACGTGACTGGTGACGAACGGCTGATCGTGCTCGTCGAGGCTCGCATCCGCGATCTCGAACGCAACATGGCGAAGGCGAGCGCGACCGCCGGGCGCGAGTTCGGGAGCATGCGGCGCAGCAGCAAGAGCGCGACGGCCGCGATGGAACGCGACATGATCCGCTCAACGAGCCGGATCAACCAGGCGCTCGCGGCCAGCTCTACGCGGATCGGCGCCTATGGTCAGAGCATGGTTGCCGTTGGCCGCACGCTCGGCAGCGTCTTCGCCGGCGCGCTCGTCCTGAAGGGCGCGCAGGGCTTCATCGACAGCTCCATCCGCATCACCAATGCTCTGAAGGCAACCGGCCTGGAGGGGAAGGCGCTGTCGGAGGTCTATGAAGGCCTCTACGCCTCGGCGCAGCGCAACTCGACCCCGATCGAGAGCCTGGCGCAGCTCTATAGCCGCGTCGCCCTCAACATGAATGAACTCAACACCAACTCTGGCGAGCTGGTGACCTTCTCCGATACCGTGGCGATGGCGCTTCGCGCCGGCGGCACGTCGGCGCAGGAAGCATCCGGCGCGCTGATGCAGCTCAGCCAGGCGCTCGGCGGCGGCGTCGTTCGTGCCGAGGAGTTCAACTCGATCCTGGAAGGCGCACCCGTCATCGCGCAGGCAGCGGCGACCGGCATCAAGCAGGCGGGCGGATCAGTCGCCGAGCTACGCAAGCTGATGCTGGACGGCAAGATCTCCTCGGAAGCCTTCTTCCGCGGCATCCAGGCCGGTGCACCGATGATTGCCGAGCGGCTGGAGGGATCGCAGCGGACGATCTCCGACAGCTTCACGACCCTGTTCAACTCGCTGAAGGATGCCGCCGGGGAGTTCAACAGCTCGACCAAGGCGGCGAATACCTTCGGCGCGGCGATCGACAACCTCGCCAGGTTCATCGAGCATGTCAGCTTCGACAGCCTCATCACCGAGGTGCAGGGCTACATCGACATCATCAACCGCGCCCTGAACGCCACAGACGACTTCGCCCTGAACCTCAGCCGGATGACCGGCTTGAACAAGATCGGGGAGTACATCGCGAGCACTCAGCTCGGCCAAGCGCTCGACATAAAGAACCCGGTGACCATTCAGGATCGGCTTCGGGCAGACAGCTACGGCAGTGATCCGGCACTCGATGCCCTCATCAAGAAGCGCTACCCGAATGCCGGTAAGTCGGGGCGGCTCAAGCCTCCGGCGGCTGCCCCGTTCAAGCCCATTTCCCTCGACGATTATGCGCCGCCAGCTGACACCGGCGGATCGGGCGGGCGCGGCGACCTTAGTGGCGGTGCCAGTCGGGACCGCGCGGCAGCTCAGGCCGAACGCGAGGCCGAGTCAGTCCGCGACCTCATTGCAGAGCTGGAGCGCGAAAAGGGGCTGATCGGCGCCAGCGATGTCGAGCGCGAGATCAGCAATGCGCTTCGCCAGGCGGGAGCCTCGGCCACCGACGAGCAGAAGGAGAAGATCCGCCAGCTCGTGACCGCCATCGACGAGCAGACGCAGGCACAAGAGCGGCTGAAGGATGCGCAGGAGGCGATGAAGAACGTCGCCTCGGACGCGCTCCACACGATCGCCGACGGCATTCGTGACGGCGCCAGCGCCGGCGAAATCCTCGGCAATGTCCTCGACGATCTCGCATCCAAGCTGATCGACATGGCAATCAACAATCTCGTCGAGAACGCCTTCGGCGGCATGGGTGGCGGCGGTGGAGCTGGCGGCGGCGGATGGCTCGACGCGGCCTTCAAGGCGCTGGGCAGCCTGTTCGGCGGCGGCCGTGCGACCGGCGGCGATGTCGATCCCAGCAAGTTCTACCTGGTCGGCGAGAAGGGGCCGGAGCTGTTTGCGCCCGGCCGCTCCGGCACGGTGCTTCCGAACCATGCGCTGCCGACCAGGCAGGAGCCGATCGGCATGCCGCCAGCCGCACCGGCGGCCGCTCCGCAACAGCAGAACGTCCATGTGTCTGTCGGCGTCGGGATCGACGGTGAAGGCAACTTGCAGGCGTTCGTCCAGGACGTTGCCGGTAACGTCATGCAGTCCGGGCTGACGGCCTACGACAAGGGGTCCTATGGCCGCTTCCGCAAGAACCTCCACGAAACGCAACGTCGCACGGGAATGGCACGATGAGTGACCTTGCACCGCTGGTGCTTCCCGCCGTCGGCTTCGATGCGCAGAGCACGCTCGAGCTATCTCTCAGCGTGTCGCAGTCGCGCTCGGGTGGTCGGCTGACGAACGTCATTGAGTTTGCCGACCCCGTGTGGATCGCAACCATGAAGACGCTGCCGCTCTACAACGCCGATTACAGGCGCGTGCAGACCTGGTTCAACTCGATGCGTGGCGGCATCCGGCCGGTCATCTTCCGCTTGCCGCGCTATGTGCCGGCGGCCCATGCCGGCAACCTGGAGCCGGCGAAACAGGCTGGCACTGTCTCGGCCGTCACCTCTGCAAACGTCGTCTCCGTCATTGGCGTGCATGCCGCACTAATCCTGACGCAGGGCGATTTCGTTTCGTTCCTGACGCCGGCGGGGCGACGCTACCTCGTCCAGGTCGACAAGGTGAACGGCTCCGGCACTTCGCGGACGATCACCTTCGAACCGCCGCTCTCGATCGGCGCTAATATCGACGCTGCAACCGTCTACTTCGATCGAGCGGAGATCCTGATGCGGCCTATCTGGAACTCCTTCAAGCCGGAAACTCCCGGCTATGTCTGCCCGGCTTCGTTCCAGCTCGTGGAAAGTCGCCTGTGATGACGCGAGCAACGGACCGCCTTGAGCGGCAGCTCGTCGCGGCCGTCGTCAGTGATCGGCCGCAGGTGCCGGAGGCTGGACGTCTCGTCTGGCAGTGGTTCGGCGCGCTGCACCGGCGCCGTAGCTTTGGCATGACCGGGCCGCAGCCGATCTCCCATGCCGAGATGGAGGCCTTCGCTCGCGTCGAGAGGCTGCCGCTTCAGCCTCACCATGCGCAGCTGCTCCGCGCCATGGATGATGCCTGGCTTGATCATGCCCGCGACAGCCTCGCGAACCGCTCGGCCGAGGACGGCGTGAAGACGCTGCCGCCGGCGTCGACGCACGCCATCAGCGCCGACCTCTTCGACGCGGTGTTCTGATGGCGAAGAAGGGAAAGAGCGCGCGGCGCAAGCATGGCGGCTTCGCATTCACCGAGTACCGATATGGAACCGCCAAGCCCGTCAGCCTGGCGGGATCAAAGCCGGCCCTCAATGCCGCCGAGCGAGATCGCGTCGTCCAGACTGCCGCCGATCTCCTCCGCGACTGGCGGGATAGCCGATGGGAAGGCGAGGCTTCCGTTCGTCATGGCCTCCGCGTCGGCCTGATCTATAGCGGGCACGGCTGGTATCGCGCGGACGATGCGGCGGCTGACGTGGTGCGCCGCGCCTTTATCCAGCTCGGCCGAGGAAGGGAAACGCGGCCGACGGAAGAGGAAGGCCAACGGTATTTCGTAGAGCCGCGGGAGAATTGCCGCTGGTGCTATGGGCCGATCGACGAAGACGATCTATCCGGCAGCCGCAACCGCCTGTTCTGCTGCGATGAGCATGCCCGGCTGGCTTACATCGAGTGGGATTTCCGGAACGCACTCGCTGGCGACGCCATGCAGCGAGAGGCGTACAGGGCGGTCTATCGGCATCGGCATGTGTCGCGCAGCTGCGAAAACTGCAAAAAGAGCTTCAAGCCGTCGCACGAGAAATCAGAGGCACGGTTCTGCTCGATGCGCTGTTCGGCCGCCAGCCAGCGCGTGGAGATCCCGGAACGGGCTTGCGAGCAGTGCTCGACGATGTTTCGGCCTTCGCTCGGTCGATCCGACGCACGGTTCTGTAGCAAGCAGTGCCAGGGCGCGGCAGCTCGCATCCACCAGCCGAGGCCGTGCCAGTGTTGCGGAACGACCTTTACGCCGAGACAGGCGAGCAACTTCTTCTGCTCCAAGGTCTGCTCGAATTCGACGCGGGACGAGCGGCAGGCCGAATGCCGCTATTGCGGCAGCCTCTTCATGACTACGAGCGCACATGCTGAGTACTGCGACGCTGCGTGCTTCCGCTCGGCCTACCGGGTGCAGACAGGGCGCCTCAAGCGGATCGCGGCGCCGGCGTTCGATTACCTAATGCGGTGCGAAGGCGCCCGAATCACGACGGAGTGGAGAGAGGCAGCTTAGCCGAAAGCTTAGACTTCGTCCCTTCTCGCCTCGATCTCTCTTCCTGGCATCTCTTGTTCTTCGGATATCACCGGCTCAGCTGGTTTATGGCTACCGATTTTATGCGAACCCCTTGCCCGGGTGGACTTTCTTCCAATCCACTCATGCCAAGGTGAACCGTATGTTTCACTCTCAACGAATCGGATCGGCGCTTCATCAATTCGGTCTAGAGCGGACCCGAAGAGCCTTTTCGCGAATGCCGGATCAAGCTTCGCAGCTTCCCTCCGGTAGCCCTCGTAAGCCTTCGCGACGGACGCCTTGAACGAGTAGTCCTCAGCTAAGCGGAATCGGTGGCCGATTTGTTTGGTGGCAATCCAAGCAAACCAAACCGGAGCGGCTAATGATAATGCCGCCATAACCACGTTCAACCAGAGAAGATCAGAAGAGACTCTCTCCACAACCAAGTCGTGCAATGCCAAAAATCTGTAATATCCTATGACTGCGCCGGCACCTAACGCTATGACAAGCAACACTACCCAAACCCACACCGACCTGGCTAATTCGTCTCCCCTCGACTGAAAGGCTTCCCCAAGCCCTTTTGTTGTAGCTGCGCTATAGGCGTCATGGGTGTTGTTTACAAGCTGCTTGGCTTCTGCCTCTTTTTCCTGAATAGATTTGAGCAGTTTATTCACATGCTCCAGAGACGCTGTGACTATGACACTCTCTTTTTCGGCTATCTCCCGCCTGTGAGATATGCGCGCAACAGCTTCACGCAGAGTATCCATGTCGGTCGGTAAAGCTAGGGCGGCTTCGTGAGCTTGATTGATATCGCCGACCTTCATTTTCAGGTCGCCATAATCTTCTTCAAGCTCTTTGATACTACTTTTTATAGATCGCAATCTCTTAGTAAGTTCCTTAGGAAGCTTGCCAGCGTCAGAGAGCACTTCCCAATCAGGCGTAGAGTTCACATAGTAGGAAAAATAGTCTCTGACTGCGTCTAAAACAGCTCTGTATGCCACATAGGCGGGAGCTGCAGTCTGCGAGTTCCAGAGTTGCGTGATCACCTGCGCCTGCACTTGATCAATAGCATCAACGAACACCTTAATAGGCGGCTCATCTGGCAGAAGATCTTCATCGACTGCATCAATCACATCCTTGACGCGATCCGCCATTATTCGCAGGTCATTGCGATCGACTGCCGGCGCTTTCCAGACCCCGGTAGCGCTAAGCAT